GTTTCTTCTTCAATTTTAAGAGATTCTGCTATAATACCCTTACTTTTAATCTTACTTTTCATTTTCGATAACATTGAGTTCGTAGATTCTTTATTAACCACCTCGTTTGCGTTATATCCTCTTGATGGAGCTTCTGGTTTAATAGAAACGCTTTTATTTCCGAGAGGGTCTCTACCAAATGCTGATTTATCTTTTCCATAGGTATTACCTTCTTTAGGTCTACCAGCACCTTCCCATCCACCATCAGGAGTTTCAGATTCAAATTGTGGTTGAGATTCATCATCTGGTTGTTGGTTTGCTGTTGCAAGGTCGTGTGGTGTACCGAATGATTCACCTGTTTTAACTGGGTCATTACCTTCACTTTCAATCTGCTCTTGTCTGAACCCCAGTTTAAGGTCATTAATAACCCTCAGTTGTTCAAGCTTCCACTCATCATCACTCATATTGAAAATGTTTTTATACATCCACTCTTGTGATACCATTTTAAGGTCTTTTAAATCTCTTACTAATGAAGCCTTTTCACTCCAAAGGTTTGCTTTCTCTTGTTCATATATAATAGATGGTGTTGTTAACTCTAATTCAAAGTTTACCAATTCAGCATCCTCATATCCTTGTGAGTATAAGTGAACAATTGCAATCTTAGTTAATTCTGATAATACAATCTTTTGAATTCTTTCAACTGAACGAGCGAATCTAATGTCTTGTTGTGCTAATGTAGATTTACCTTCAACACCTTCTTCGTATCCAATAAATGCTTTTGGAACTTTAAGAGCTGCCATCATTCGGTTCTTTAAGTATTCGATATCATCGATACCACCAAACTCCATGCCGCTAAGAGAATCAATCTCAGTACCACTTTGCCCACCCCTTACAGGTAGATAATAATCCTCTAGCATATTCTGCATATTGAATTTTAAGTTGTACTCACCAGTCGCTTCATCCACATAAGGAACTTTCTTCATTTGGTCAATGATGTTTGCCATATATGTATCTACCTCTGCGGGTGGGATATTTCCAATATCAATTTTGAATATTCTCTTTTCGGGTGCTCTCATAATTCTATGAATCATCATTGCATCTTCCATAAGAACTAATTGCTTCCAAGTCTTTCTTGCACCTTCTAATAGTGAACGTCCATAAGGTAGGAAGTTTGTGTCAGTTAATAATCTGAAATGTGCTACTTGAAATGATTCTAAGTACTTAGTTGAGTTTCTTTGAGATATAGCTGATGTGTTATGTTCATCTACTTCAAATCGTACTGAGTATGGGTTATCTAAATCGTAACCTTCTTCTCTTCGAGTTTCGTAAACTGATAATGGCTGTGCGTTTACTACGCCTAATTCATCATCGATATCTAAATGTAAATAGTAATCACCGTATTTGTTCATACCTCTAACCCAGCCCCATAGATTGAATTCAATATTCAATACATCGTAAAATAGGTTGTGAAGTGTTTTCTTTAATTTTTCATCAGATGATTTAATTCTAATAACATCACCCATATCATTTTTAAGGGTCGATTCATCTGAATATATATCTAATATGGATGAAATAATAGAATCCTTATCCATTGATTCATAATCAGTATATAATTCTAATTTGTTTGAATGGTAGTTAAATCGTTCGTTGGAACTTTGCCAATTCTTGCTTGAGTTTGCTCCATGCAATCTACCATATCTATCGTAATGTGCAGAACCCTGCGTATTACCATCACTTTGCAATCTTGATGAATCGATTACCTTTAGCTTCTTCTTACCAACACGCCGTACAACGACTTGTGTTGAGAATAATTTCTTTAATTTACCGAATAATGAATTATCTGCCATAATTATGTGTTTATATACTACTTACAATCTATAAATATACGAAAAATATTTAATATATCCAAATTTATCTTTACAAATTTTTAAAAACAACCATCACAATAACCACCCAATATCTTCTTCACCTTTTCCAGTGTTAATTTTCCAAGCTTTCTGAGCTTGAGCTGATGAAGTTTTGAAAACCCCTGAGTTTTTGGATGTTAATGATAATGCTTTTCTATTTAATTCGAGTCCTTGCTGTCTTAATTTTAATGCGGTATCTCTAACCCATAATGCCGTTGAGAATGATATAGTTAAATCATCATTATAACCCTGCTGAGCCTCCGCTCGGCTGCCATTCCAAATGAATACAAACAACTCTTCTATCAATCGCTTAGAACGTATGATAGGGGTTCGTTCTCTCATATAAGTATCTAGCTTAGATATAACCAACGGTCGGGTTCTACTTGTCATTGAGAAGCCTGGAACCATCTGAGATTTATCTTTTAAATCAAATCCCTTATTCAAATGAATATCGTTATCAACATATCCTAAATCTCTGTATGAATAATATAAATTTGTGTAGCCTCTATCAATTGCTTCTTGAATTACAGCCCAGCCGATGTTTGCGTTTTCAATTACTAATAATGCATCATTCCATTCGGTTGCTACGTTAACTAACATTCTACCGTAATCTTTAGTATCTATCTTACCTTTGTATTCCGCTACTTGCTCTACCGATTCAATATCAATAACGTGGAATGCTGAATAATCTTTTCCATCACCCCTAGCGACATCTGCTACTACTACATAATCTCTACTATAATTTGGCTGTTGCCATAACCAATAGTTTCCATCGAACCCACGCTTCTCAACGGGGTCTTGTACATATGTTTGTTCGTACCATTGTAGGAGTTCACCATCAACGACTGTATAACCAGATGAAATGAAATCGCAATCGCATTCTTGGGCGGCCATTTTCTCACCTAATAATTGTGTTTGTTTTTTTCTCCACGCGTCATCACGTTCAGGGTGTACAGTCCAATGCAATTTAGTTGGATTCCAACTATCACCCATTTCACCTTTTTGCCAAGTCTTATGAAAGAAGTTACCAACCCCGTTAGGAGTTGATAATACAATTGCCTTTCCACCAGTCGAAAGAGTTGATTGAGCTGATGCCCATATCTCGTCTACACCTTTGATAAATGCAGCTTCATCTATAATTAACATTGATAGTGCTTCGGAACGACCTGCATCACCACTAGCGGATGTTGCTTTAATCTGAGACCCATTACCTAATCTTAATGATAGTTTATTATCTTCAATAGTTTCACCCTTCAACCAAGATGGGAGGCTTTCGTGCATATATCGAACTTTAGTTACTAAGTTCTTTGCTACCTCTTGCTTAGTTGCGATTACTAATACGTTCTTGTCGGCTTGAAATAACATCATCCACAAAGAGTATCCTGCTGATAATGTTGATATACCTAATTGACGTGATTTAAGAATTACATTGAATTGATGCTCATCGAGCTCACCCATAAGGTCTTCTTGAAATTCAAACAAGTCAAATAGAATCTTCCCACGTTTTGGATGTTGGATGTAACAATACTTTCTAAAAAAGTATATAGGATTTTTAGCACATTTTACATATTCTTCACGAATAAGTTCTTTTATAGATTTACTCATAACTTACTTTTTACCAAGTTTCCACATCATTCTTGCAGAAATCACCGGCTCTAAGGATTGATTCAACCCTAACCCCAATCCAAATACTTTCTTACGTTTACTTCTAAATAAAAGTTCACCACCGACATAATTGAATTGAGTTCGGTTACCTGCTAACCCAATACCTACATAAAACTCATGCTTACTAATTAATGAATCTCTTGTAATGGTAGTGGTTGGTAATAATAGATTTGGGGTGATTTGCCGAAACACAATTGAGTTTCTACTAATTGTATCGCTTATTATGATGTTACCCAACGAATCTAAATTAACTGTGTCTGTGTAATGGTATTTAGAATAATAATCTTTTAGAATAAATACAGTATCTATATCAGCTGGTATCGTATCGTATTTAGTTACGGTTTTGATTTTCCATTTTGGTATATAAACTAAACTATCAATCCTTAGAGTATCCCACCTCGTTTCAATTTTAGTAATAACTGCACCCTCAATAGGCTGTTCAGTTCCTTTATTGAATGGGTTTAAGTTAAATGATTGAAACGGACTTGAACATTGCTGTTGCAGTATAACTATTATAATTAAAACTGCTATTATTATGCTTTTTAGATTACCGAAAATCTCTTTAATCATTATTTCTTAGTTGTAGTTTTTTTAGCTGGCTTTCTACCTCTACGTGATTTACCTTTAACGGCATCAACTACATCGCCGGCTTGGTTACCAACTTCCTTTACAGCTTTTTTTACATCGCTGATTTCTTTCTTTACGTTTTTTGCTCTACGCTTAACTTCGGTTTTAACTTTAGTTACTTCATCGGTTACATCGTCAATAGTATCTTCTACTACATCTGGAATTAAATCCCCATCGATATCACCGATTACACCGGTTCGTTGAAGGATTACTAATGTGATGGCTAATACGGCTAAAATACCAATGATAATAAAAATTGTGTTCATAATGTCTTTGTTTTTAAGTTTACTTTATAATAATAAATATGGAAATGTTTTTTATTAATTACTTAATTGTAGTGTTTACCGAATCGATTAATTTATGCAATCCCATAACTTCACTTCATTTAAAATCTATAAATAACCTCTTTGCTACCCAATATAACACACCAAATGTAAATACGATACCCATTACAAAAAAAAAGATGGCGTTTAATATATACCCCCAATGTAAATCGAATTCAATATGTGTTATCATTTATTTATTACCCATTGCACTTTTTATTAATTACTTAATTGGAGTGTTTACTGATTCAACTAATTTATGTAATTCCTTAACTAACGGGCCTGCCATTGAAAACAACTTACTGCTTTTTTTAGAATTATCATTCTTAATATTTTTAATTAAACCCTGAATGGAATCAATCACATCTAATATATCTGAATTTGAAACTTTTGATTCATTAACAGATTCTTTTAATGGCTTCATACCACCTTTGATTCGTAATATATTAATTTGCTTTATTATCTTTTTTTGCTGTGCCGAACCTGGCATAGCTTTTAGTGCCAATCCGATTAACTTCATATGAGATACGAGTTCAGCTGATGATAACTCTTCATTGACTACTTCATTAGTAGGTTTTTTAATATCAACAATTGATGCACCCATATCCCCTATTGCAAAGTAGATATTGTTATTTCTATTATATAAATAGAATTTAACAGTTTTAGGTTTATCTTTTATTTGTAGTGTAATTCGTTCAACTTTCTGTTTGCCAACTTTAGTCTTACCCTTACTAACTACAAATGATTTATACTCATCACCCTTTCGAATTGCTGAATCATATTTGATATCAATTAAGTCACCTTTATTTAAGCCTTTGTATATTTTTAATATATCAGATTTACGATTTGGATTTGCTTTATTAGTTGCAGCTTTGTCTTGGAAGTATTGCTCCATGTCTTTACCTTTCCATCTTTTGGTAAGTATTCTAGCTGTTTTAGTATTTTTGAACTCTGTAACTTTTTCTGTAATTTCCGTTTTTGCTGTGTTTAGTGCTTTAGTTGAATCGTTTACTTCGTTAGTAGAGGTTAGTTCATTGATATAATTTGATACCCATTTATTATCCATAATGTAATCCTTAGTTTATATATGATGTCAATTCAAATTTGCCACTATCCATACCATATAATGATATTGATAATGCTTTTCT